GGTATAATCCTCGGCAATAGCGAAAGCCATCTCCAGATACTGCTCGATAAGCGCATCGAGCGAGGTATCATCTCCAATGCGGAGGTGCGCCTTTGCGAGTTCTAATGAAATGGGGACTGACATACGGATTACGATTTAGCGTGTACGAGTTTCTTTACGGGGTTAGTACCAGCATCGAGGAGGTTACCATCGACACGCGCGAAGCCGAAGAGACCAATCGAGAGGTACTCCGCCAGCAGCTCATTGAGGCGAATTACGCGGAACGACTGCACCAGGCGAATGTTGTACTTCGTGAGGTCGCCAAAGAGCACCGAGGCGTTGCCTGCACCGATATCCGCCATATCGTCATTGAGCACATACTGCTTACCGAAGAGCGTGGCGGGCGTACCCTCCCTAGTCGAGTCCTGCCAGATGTAGCGACCCGTCTGATCCTTGATTTTGGCGAGCTCCCAGAGCGTGTTGCGGTTGAACATAAACTTGCCGTTACGCGCATAAGCCGAGTTTACCGACTTGATAAGGTCGATAATATCATCGAGCTTGATCGATGTTGCGGCTGCTTGTGTTGTGCAGGCTGTCGCTGCGGTGACAATACCCGTAGGCTTGCCCGTACCATTACCAGTTGTGAGGTCTTCGTTCACACCGCGACTGAAAGAGTCTGCCAGAAGGCGGCTGAGAAGTGCATCAAGGTCGAATGCCGAGTCCTGGATCAGTTCCTGCGATACGGGGATGATCGGGGTGCGGTAGGTGTAAGCTTTGAGTACAACAGAGCCGAACGAAGGAGCTCGCTTGGTGCTCTGGTCGTATTCCGACACAATGGTTGCCTTGGCACTGGTGTCGTTGACCGTAGGCAGGATAAGGTCGCCACCATGCGAGGTGTTAAGGATGGTTGCTGCCTCGAACATACCTCCGTAAGCTTTGAGTGCCACCTCAATCTCCGAGGCGAGGGTCTTCGGAATGATAAGACCGCCCGATAAACCAGCGATGCCTGCACGCTGCTCGATGGTGGCTCGGCTCTCGGACGAGATACCCGAAGCTCCGTTGAGCAAGTAGTCGCCAAAGGCTCTGCGGTACTCTTCGCCAACGGTCTGACCGAGTAACGAGTCGCGCCTCGCAACCTCCTGCTCGGCTTGTTTGCGCTGAATGTCCATAAATCGCTCCTCGGCTTCGACTGCCTTGTCAGCCTTGTCGTAGTCCGAGAGCATAGTTTCCCAGCGTTGCTGCTCCTCGGCAGTCATCTCTCTGCCATCGGTAGCCTGACGCAACTCATCGATGCTGGTGTAGATGGATGCGCGTTTCTCTTTAAGTGCTTTAAGTTTTCCCATAGGTTATCTAAGTTTTAGGTTTAACATGTCGGTTGTTCGTCTTCGACTCTGAGAATCCAGCGTTGCAGGATTCTCACGAGCCACTTGGCTGTCGGCAGCAGGAGCCTCTGCTTCGTCCACTGCCACGCCCGCTTGAGGGTGGTTAGAATCTTCTTCATTGTGTTGGGTATTAAGAAATTGCTGTTTGCGCTCTTCGAGGTGGCGCAGGCTGGCTTCGGTGTCGGTGTAGGCGGGATAAACCACCAGTGACACATCGTAGAGTTTGTCGATCTTGCGGATGGTGCGCTCATCGTATTCGAGACCATTCTCCTTGCTGGCGTAGAGCCACTCGTCCTCCTCGACCGTAAATTTGAAGGAGCACTTCGAGATGTCGCCCCTGCGTACAAGTTCCACCATGTCGTTGCCGAGCGAGGTTGCGGGAGCTTCGAACTCGAAGCGAAGTCCATCCTCATCGGTCGAGAGTGTGAGTGTCCCGCTGGTGGTGCGGGCGAGAATGGAGTCGATGTTGTGATTGAAGCACATAATCACATCCGTAACATCGCACTCGGAGAAGGCATCGCGGTCGATTTTCTCACGAAACCAACCCATGATGGGCTCTGACCAACACTCGAACTTGGCGGCATAGCCTATGATGGTGCGGCTCTCGGTGTTGGCTCTCAGTTCGCTTACCTGGCAGCGAACTTCTATTGGGTTATTCTGTAACTTCGTCATATTCGGTGTAGATTGCTTTTTCGACAGATTGCATATTGGCTTGCACGAAGTAGGTGTCGCCACCCTCGTAGGCGTTCATATCCTCGAAGGCGCGTATCTCGTTGGCAGACATTGCACCCACCAAGTTCATGTTCTTGTAGTATTCGGAGCGAGTCTTGGCATCGCCACGCAGCAAGCCATTGAGCGAGAAGAGGAAGTAATACTCGTTGTACTCGTCATCGCGCAGGAGCTTGCGGTTGAACTCCTCTTCGAGGCGAGTGATGTAGGACATGAGGCAGTACTGCACGAACTCCATGCCCTGGTGTTCGATGTTGTTGTTTGTGGCGCGTTCCAGGTCGGCAATCATATGCGGAGGCACTCCGTAGATGGTCGCCACCTCGGTCTTCTGGAACTTGCGTGTTGCGATGAATTGTGCATCTTCGGGTGGAATAGATATGCGTTCATAGGTCATGCCGCCCTCCAACAGCAATGGCGTGTGGGCGTTATGCAGACCCGTAGATTGAGCGATGAGATCGTGCTTGAGGCGTTGGTAGGCCTCTGGCTTAAGGGTTGATGGGTACTTAAAAACACCCGACATATTGCCGCCCTGGTTGAAAAAGCGTAGGCCATACATCAGTGATGACACTGCCAGACCAAGGTTTAGGCGGTGTACCTGGATAGGACTCAACCCCTTGTAACCATTGGTCGATACGCCTTTGAGGTGGATTATATCTTCGGGTGGCAGGAATAGTCCTGTGCTATCGCGGTAGAAGAGGTGGTCATCGTGAGTGAGAATAGGCTCAATCTCTGTCGGGTGCAGGAAGAGAATGCGCTCTGGGCGATACTTCTTATCGCGGTAGATACGCGCATACCCGTTGCCCCAAAGAGTACAGCCGATCATCAGGTGCTGCAAGAGCGCATAACGACCGCTGTACTCGTTAGGACGATTGAGTACATTCAATTGGGCAGAACAAGAGACCTTTTCACGCCCCTTCTCGGTGCGTCTGTAGAGATGAATTGGGAGAGAACCGATCGTCTCCGATAGTATGCGGATGCACGCCCATACCGCAGAGATGCCAAGAGCTCCCTCCTCGGTAACGATGGGTGTGCGAGTGTTGTCAGAAACGGTGTCAGAGAGGAGTGCGTCATTCACTGCTGACTCGAACTCAGCAGATGTCATGCGCCTCTCCCCTCGGAAAGCAGAGTGAATACGAGTGAATAGATCAATGAGAAAGTTTGACACCGTTGTTGCGTTTTGTTTGGTGCAAACATAAATCTCAACCTCCCCTCGCTTGGTAGTAAATTACTCCTTTACGGATAGGTGTTTTCGGTTATAAATCATGCGGGCTTTAAGGAATGAGCGCAATTCAGAATACCGCCTGCGACCCGTTAATCGTTGATAATGATACTCCAAGGCCTCGTATGCATCTTCCTTTGTTGGATAGAGATGCTTCATATTGTCAAACCATAGGGAGAAGCCTTCAAGAGACATCATCTCTCTAACCTCTGGTGATATTGGGACAAGGGATTGTAGCCTATCTTCCAGCTCAACACGCTTCCGTTCCTCTAGTTTTGTACATTGTCTTCGTGTCATAACGATAGCATTCCTCTCTGGTTATAAGGGTTATTGTCTTCATCGGCTTGGGCGGTCATCCACTCGCCCAGAGCCATTATCGCGGCAACGATGCCGTCAATCTTCTGCGCGGACTTCGCCTTGTCGGGTTTGATATTGCCCGCAGGGTCGGTCATAACGACTGTTGATGAGAGCATCCATCGCAGTACGGGGTTGCCGAAGTGCTCGATACGCTCGGTTAAGACGAGCTTTTCAAACTCCTTCGTGGGAGCAGACATCGAGCCATAGCCCTGTCCGAAGGGATTACACTCCATACCCTCGTTCTGTAGGTCGATGATTGTCTGTGAGGAGTTCCACCTATCGTAGGCTGCCGAGCGCAGGTTGTACTGCTCGATGGTACGAAGGATGTCTGCCTTGACAAAGTCGTAGTCGATGACATTGCCCGAAGTAACCTTTACATAGCCATCAGCTACCCAGCGGTCGTAGTTGATATTCTCCTTGCGTATCTTCTCCAGCATCTTCTCTTCGGGTATCCAGAAGAGTGACACAATCTG